CTTTTTGTAGAAGTAACTTTTTATGGAATTTTATTGAATTTTTCCTTATTTGTAATCTTTGGAATTAAATTTAACTATTACTCTTTCTTTGGTTGGGGAATTGCATTTTGGTTTATGAAGAGAGAGGTAATAGATATGGTTCGTGGGCTTTGGATGAAGTAAAATGGGATATATAACACAATTAATAGGAGAGAGGAGAGTAGAAAGTGTTAAGTTAGATACTAGTAAAGACAATATAGGAGAACAACTTTCTGTAGAAGATTCTATAAAGGAATACAAACCACTTTATCCTTTTTCTGATTTAGAAATGTGTTATCGTTCAGATGCCTTAACTTTTGGTGGGATAAACAGCACAGTAAGAATGATTATGTCTGGTGGATTTAAAAGATTTGTTCATGAGAAAAAATATGTAGTGAGAGCGTTTGAAAGATTTTTTGAGAGAATTGGAGAAATAGGGGGAGATTTGACTTTTGAAGAATTACTCAATTTTATATTCAAAGACCAATTAATCTATGGAAATGCTTTTGTAGAAAAAATATTTAATGATAGAGATACAAGAATAGTAGACTTGGCTATGATTGACCCAAAGAGAGTTGATTATGCAAGAAAATCTGATGGTAGTATTATTCTTGATGATTATGGAAAACCAATTGGTTATATGTTGAAATTACAAAATTATTCACCATATTCTAGTGGAGATGAAGTTCCTAAGAAATATAAAGGATTAATTAATGACGATGGAAAAAGTATTTTTATACTAGCAAAAAGAGTAGCACACTTTAAATTAGACCCTATCGGAGATAAATTCTGGGGAATTGGTAGAATTGAACCAGCATATAAGTCTGGAATTTATAAAAAGAATATGGAGAAAGCAAATGCTAATTCTATTTATCAAAATGGATTTGGGGCTACTATTGCTTATGCTGGAAATGAAAGAAAAGCCTCAACACCACAAGAGAGAAAAGAGATAACTAAAATAATTTCCAAATTAGATTATCAAAAAAGAATAACTTTACCACATTGGGTTAGATTAGAAACATTAAAGCAAAACGAACCAGTTACTATTAAGGATGCTATACATAATATGAAAATAGACCAGATTTCAGCATTAAGTATTCCTGATGCTGCTGCTTCTGGACAAGGGCAAACAGCAAACAAACAAACATTATCAGAGCAGATGGATTTCTGGGAGTTAACTTTAAAAGATATAGTCAAACAAACAATGGCTTATTTTAAAAAATACATATTAAAGCCAATAAACGAATATAATCAGTATGGTGGTGTTCCAGATGTAGAATGGGGGGATATGAATAAGGATGATGATAAGATAAGAATGGATAAAATAATTAGATTATTAACCTCAAAAAGTTCGAATATAACTCTTGATTTTGCTATGGATTTGCAAGAGGATTTAAGAGAAAATATGGGTATAAAAGTCTCTAATAAAAAACCTCCAGAGATTAAAGTGGAGAAAACCCAAAAGCCAGATATTGGGACTAAAAAAGAAAATGGTTAAGATATTTAAGTTCACTCCTGTTTTTAACTTAATAAGTCCAATTGTTTTTAGAAATCATAGAGAAATAATTGACCTTTCTAATTATGAAGTTCTTGAAAGAGATATTGTTGGGGTATCAGTAGAGCATGCAAAATCTATCGCATATAGGGAGTTTTTAAAAACAGATTGCACACATTTTTTTAATGTAGATGCTGATATATTTTTTTTATATGATGGAGTCAGCCCAATTGATTTATTGGTTGAGCAGGACGAGGCTATTGTTGCTGGAATTTATGTTTACAAAAGAAAACCATGTTTACCAACTCACAGACCACTAGATTTACAAGAAATTTACGAAAGATATGGAAAATTTCCTAAGGATTATAAATTTGTTATTCCAAATCAATTACATGAGATAATGTTTGGTGCTGGGGGGTGTATGTTGATTAAAAGAGAGGTTATAGAAAAACTAATATCTAAATATCAAGTGCCAAATTTACCTATGATTTATAAGGGAGAATATTTATCTGAGGATTTTGCATTTTGTAAAAGAGCGAGGGATGAAGGATATAAAATATATGCCTTACCGATGATAAAATTAGCACATATTGGAAATTATTACTATACACTAAAAGACTACCAAATATAAATACTTAGATATATAAATAGAAAGATTTATATACTAGTGTGATTTATATATATTATGAATGAATTAGTAAAAGTCACATTTGAAGAACCAAGTGTAGCAAAACTTTCAGATTCTAGGATTAAAGTAATTAAGGATAGAACTCTTTTAGCTCCAGGATTTTGGAATGGGAGACATTATACAAAAGAGGAAATAATCAAAGCATTTCATAATACGAATTGGAGTGATAAAGATGTTATTAGTTTAGTTGCAGACCATAGAGATGATGATTCTAAAGGGAGACCTCTGACTATTAGGGATTGGCTTGGGTTTGTTTCAAATCCTTATGTTACAGAGGATGGTTATGTAAAAGGAGATTTAAATATTTGTGATTCAGACTTAGCACTTAGACTTATAGAGGGGAAAGCTCCATTTGGAATAAGCCCGTTTGTTCAAGGGAGATATGATAAATTAGAAAATGCTCAAAAAGATTTTGTTTTTAAAAATTTTGCAGTGGTTGTAGAACCTGCTTGTAAAGAGTGCTATATTAATGAATATCTTAGTGACGACCAATTAAATGAAAAATTAGAAGATATTAGTGCTTTTGAAAGAATTAGGAAAAGGATGGGTATGTCTGTGAGTGAGTTTTATGCAGCCCCAAGAGACCCGCCAAGCTCAAGTAAATTACCAATATTTGATAAGGCACATGTAAGAAATGCGATGGCTCGTTTTACCCAAACAGATTTTAAATCTAAAGAGGAGAGGGAAAAAGCAAAGAGAAAAATTATTGCTAAAGCAAAACAATTTGGAATAGAAATAAAAGAATTTAGTAAATTAGAATCACAGTCCTTTGAGGATAAGATTGATAGTTTAGTGAAAGGAGGTAAGAAGCTAATGACAGAAGAAGTTGTTGAAAAAACTGTCGAACAAGTTGAGGCGGCTAAGGAACCTGAAGCTACCGAAAAATCTGAGGAAACTTCCGAATCTTCTGAATCTAAAGAAGTTGAAGAAGAAACTGAAGATAAATTGGTGGAACAAATTGCTAGCCTAACTGAAAAACTTATGAATAAGCGTAAATTGACTCCAGAGATGGCTAAAATGCAGAAACTCGAGAAGGAAGTATCATCTTTAAAAAGAATGATTGCTAAACTTCAAGAGGAAAAAGACAACTCTCAGGTTGAATCTAAGGAAGAACCTAAAGAGGATCCTAAGAAAGAATCTGAAGATGAGCCTGAAAAACTTTCTGCAAAGCCAAAAAGTCTTATGACTTCTACACCTAAGGATGGTACAGAATTCACAGGACTTTTCAAAAAAGGACCATCTCAAGGTACAAAGGAAGCTTACCATAAGTTGGCTTCATTAGGAATTTTTAGATAAGATGGAAGAAAGTTATCAAAAATTGGCTGAAACAGAACCAAACTCACTACGGGGAAGTTCATTAAGTACATACCTCTTACTTCCCAACACATATACTGAAGAGGTTCTTCAGGCAGCAAAAGGGAAAACAAGAGTAGCTCAATGGGCTTTAGAAGCAACTGCTCCAAAAGGTTCACATGATGTAACTATTAGAAAGAGAACTCAATTCAAAGGTTACTATGGGAACACTTGGAATACTGCTGGTAGTGATATTGGAGGTTCTGGTGCTGGAACAGGTCCTTATGCTAACACAATCGCAGACATAAGTTGGACAACTGTAGATAATTATGATGGGGTTAAGATTACTCCTATGCCAGTTATATTAGGTAGAGCAATTCAAAACTTCGGATTGGATACTAATGCCATTAATATCCTTGAAGAAGAGAAAACTGAATTGGCGGTTGCTGTTGCTCAATATATTGAGTATAATTTAATTACCACAATAGGTGATGCAACTAACTCTACTTCCACCGCTGCTGGTGCACAAACCATATTTGGTGGTGATGCAACTAGTTCAGCTACATTGGCTGCTGGAGATGTTTTAACCACAGAGATAATTACAGATGCTGCAATCAGATTGGAAGACATTCAATTTGGTTATAGGGCAAGTGGTGCTTATGGTGCTGAAACAAAAGTAGCAATCTCAAGTTATAGAAAGAATCCTTGGAATAGAACTGATGGAGAATTTGTTTTATTCATTGGTCCTAAACAAAAAGCTGTTTTGCTTAAGGATTCTCAATTTATGAATGCTGCAGAATTTGGTAGAGATATTCTTATTCGTGAAGGTAGAGAAGCTGATGGTTTCTTTGCTAAATATGAAGGAATCTACATAATTGATGCAGATTTACTTGAGAGAACTGCTGCTGGTTCAACAGCTCCAGATGGACAAACTGCTGCAGTTGCATGTACACAGTGTCTAATGATTGTTGCCAAGCGTGGTGCTGCTATTGGTTGGGGTAAAAAGCCAGAAACAAGAATTTGGGCATACAATGAAAGAGATGAAACACGTATGGGTGTTTATATGTATGTCGGTTTTGGTGTGCCTTATCCAGATGCAGTTATCAAGATACTTGTTGCAGACGAATAAATTTATTGTTTATTTTTTTGTTGTTTTTTTATTTATTTTTAGAAAAAAACAACACTTCCTAGGAAGTAAAATCAAGGCTTACATGTCTTGGATGGCTCGAAGGAATTCGATTGAGATTCACCTTTGGTGATGGACCCAAGATAAATGTAAGGAGGTATAAAAATAAATGGGAAGATATGGACTTCATTCAGGATATGCAAAATTCCAAAATATCCAATCAGGTAGTACAAGTATAACCACAAACTCAGGTGGTGATGGAACACAAGCAGTTACTTTTCCAAAAAAAATGAAAAGTACCCCAGTTGTAGTTGTTACTCAGCAAGAGGCGGATACTACAGGAACAGTAAATGCTACTAGTGTTACTCATACAGGATTTACTGCTAAGATAGACGGGTCTTCAGTAACTGGTTCTACTGTTACTGTTGGATGGATAGCAATGGATTATTCTGCATAAGATTCTAGTTAAAATGAGAGAAAAAGTGAAGTTGAAGACAGAATACAAACAGTTGGTTAGAGCAGGGAACATAGAGAAAGCAAATAGAGTTCTTGAAAGGATTTGGGAACTTTGTGGGATAAATAAAAAAATCTATCCTAGTGAACCTATGAAAAAAAGGAATAAAAAGTTAACCCCCAAAAAGAAGTATTCAAGAAAAGAGTTAGAGAAACTTTCCTTTAAAGAACTTAAAAAGATTGGGTATTCTCTTGGAACAACTGATAGAAGTAAGAAGGCTCTTATAAAAGAAATCCTTGCATTACAATAACTCTGTTTTTACTTTTATTTTTTTATTAGAAAAATTTAAAAACTAAATTTAGTTTATACTCTAATAAATACATTCGGAAAAATGATAAAAGTTAAATTTGTTGGTGGTATAAAACCAAATAGTACAAAAGAAATATGGGGTGGTTCTAAAGCAACTTTTAATTCTATGATAAAATCTTTTGAAAATAGTAAAGAAATAGATTTTATTTATAAAACAAGAATAGATTTTAAAACATTTAAAGAATTTAAAGAGTTCTTAGATGATGGAGATATTTCTCATGTAGATGATACTGGGATTATTGCACAAATGTTTATAGAGGGAAGTAATCCTCCAGATGTAATTGGACCAATAGTTCGGAGTCCGATAAAGAATTATCTTGGATGGGAATGCTTGTACCCTCCAGAATGGTTTTACAAAGCAAAAGTAATCAGGCTTAACTATAATGAGGAAAGAAAAAATCATGAATTAGTTTCTCTAATAAGGCATGGGATTGATACAAATTACTTAGTTCCATCTAACAAGAAAAAGAAATATGTTCTTTGGGCGGGGGCTAAAAGTAGATATGCTAAAAATTATCTACTTATGGAACAAATAATGAATATGAAACTACCAAGAGGATATAAATTTAAAGTTATGAGCGGTTATAATGTTGAGGATTATTGGAAAGTTTTAGATGAGACTGCTATTTTGGTGAATACAAGTCGTTATGAAAGTTTTTGTTGCGCCTTATTTGAGGCTAGGGCAAAGGGTGTTGCAACTATACAATCTATTGGATTAAATGGAGATGGTGTGCATGAAAATGCTCCAGTTCAGGTAGAATATAATGTAGAGGAATATCAGAAAAAGATTTTGGAATTATTAGAAAATAAAAATTATGAAAAAGTTGGAAAAGAGTGTAGAGAATATTGTGTTAAGCATGCTTCTCTTGAGGTAATGGGTGAAGATTTGACTAAAATATATAAGGAGGTTTATTATAATAAAAATAACAAAAAATGAAAATAGATTTTGTAATATCAGTAAGAAATAGAGATAATAAGAGAATACAAAGGTGTGTTGATTCTCTTAGGTCAGATATAACAGGTGAGATTTATGTTGTAGATTATGGGTCAGATATACCGATAAAAGTAAATAATTGTAAAGTACTAAGAATAAATACAGATAATATTTGGAATAAATCACATGCACTGAATATTGGAATAAAACAATGTAAAAATGATTTTATTGGAACAGTTGATTGTGATATGGTTCTTAAGCCAACAATTTTTGATAAATTAAAAGTTGTTCTTAATGAGTGGAGTTTTATTTATACAAAAAATGTTAGGAGAGTCCTTCCAGAAGTTTTTGATTGGGGTTTAACTTTCGAACAAATTGAAAAAATCTCAACACCATGGTTCCAGAATAAAAAAAATAATGATGATTTAGCAGTTGGTGGAATACAAATATTTAGTAAAAGGTGGATATATACAGTAAAAGGGTATGATGAGAATTTTGCATATTGGGGTGGAATGGATAATGATATTTATTATAGAGCTATTAGAACAGGGCTTGTATTAGTTGATATAAATGAACTAATTTTACACCAAGAACACCAGAATAAGAAAGAGGAGAATTTGGTTTCATTAGAAGAGAGGGAAGTTGCGTATAATAGGAGGTCTATATATAGGATGTATTTAGATTATAAAGAAAAGAATAGTATGAATGTTGGAAATAAAATTTGGGGAGAGATTGATAACCCCCAACAAGATGGAATTAAAGTAAAAATGGTTAAAGATGGGTAAGAGAGTTTTGTTAGCAATTATAAACAACAGAAAATATGTTCCAATGTATTTTTGTCAGAATATTTTTGAGTTGATAGATTATAGTAGAGTAAATGGTATTAAAATAGATATTCGCACTTTTTCTGCAGTTGAGGTTCAACAAATGAGAAATATTGCATGCAATTTTGCTATAGAAAATAACTTCGATTATATTTTTATGGTTGATACGGATATGCAATATCCTATTGATTCAATAGTTAGATTAATTAGTCATGATAAAAATTTTGTAGTTGGTTCTGCGACAGAGAGATACCCACCATTTTATCCAACACAATATAAAAAACTTAATGTTAAAAATTTTAAAGATAAATTAAATAGAGTGTTCATTTCTGATAAAGATAAGAATCTTATTAAAATAGGTTTTAGTGGTGTTGTTGGAGCTTTGGTAAAAGTTGACATTTTTAAAAAGTTAAGTAAGCCTTATTTTAAAGTTGAATATAAAAAAAATAATGAAGATGTGATTGGGAGTGACATATATTTTTGTAACCAATTGAATAAGAAAAGGATAAAACTTTATTTAGACCCACAAGTGCAATATAAACATGAGGTACTCCTCTTTTCTAGTAGTGTGGGAGTTACAACATAGTTTATAGATATAAATAAATCGAAATATTTATATACTTTGTTATCTTTAAATAATTAAGTAAACTTTGAGGGAAATCAATGGCAGTAACAGAAGTTAAGTATGGTGGAACGAATGGAACAGTGTGGGGGAGATTGTCTGGAACTATTGCAGAAGTTTTACAAGCACTTGCAAATAGAAGTATAAATGCTTCAAGATGCAAGTATTATACAGACGATGGTACTGATGCTGTTGCAGTTTATTGTAAACAACAGTAGGAGGTAAGTTAAAATAGCCTATTGTGTGTATAGTGATGTTAAGTTACTCACGAACATCACATCTTCAGATATAAGTAACGAGAATATTACAAGTTTAATAGCAGAAGCAACTGTCGAATTGAACAGATTAATTAATGTTAGAGAGGTTCGAGAACCAGTAGTGTATATTGATTCCACAAGAGAAAATACAATAAATGGGAGTAATACTACTTTCTATGTACAGAATTGGAAAGGGAAATATATTGCAGATATGGATAATGATGGGGGTGTGGATACCGATGATATTAAAGTTTATCAGGTGGATTCTGATGGAAATGAAACTGAATTAACTGTAAGTTCAATTACTCACGATGAGGGAAAGTTTGTTTTAAGTTCCGCACCAGCAACAGGGGTTAGACTTTATGTAACATACGAATGGTGTTATAAAGATGTTAGTACTCCAGATAAACTTGTTAAAATGGCTTGTGTATTTTTAACTGCTAGTTATATTTATGGAAAATTAAATATTGGGAGGTCTCCAGACCAATCATGGGGAAATAAATCAATTAAAAGAGATATGAACTCTCCAAATTATTATAGAGAATTAGCAATGAAATTAATAGACCAAATCAATAGCTCAAGTTATTTTATTAAGGACTCGGAGGCTACAATATGAGTGAGGGTTTTTCACAAAAAGAGATGTTAATAAGAATTTTAGATAAATTAGATAGTATGGAAGTAAAATTAAATGAAACACATGAACAGGCAATACAAACAAATGGAAAAGTAAGATTACATACAAAATTAATAACATGGATAGGAGGTATTTTAGTAGCTATAATTGGTTGGATTGTTTCAATTGTTGTAAAATGAAAAAATTATTTTTTTTAATAAGTCTTGTAATCTTTTTAAGTTTTGTATCAGCAGACTTCACACCACAAGGAGATATTAATCTAAGAGGAGTATATTCAATTAAAAATGTAACATGGATTACATTCTTAGATGGAACAAATTTAAGTACAGCAACAACTGGAGGATTAGGTGGAGGAAGCCAATGGAATATTGTAGGGAGTAAATATTTGTTTAACAATTCAAATATTTTAGAAGTTAATGAAACAAAGTTAAATGCCACGATTGATGCAAGGGGTGGTGGTGGTTCTTATGTAGCAGGCTCTAATTTAACACTTACAGGAAATAGATTTGATTGGGATAGTTCTTGGGTTGATAGTTTGTTTGTGAGATTTTCAGAATTAGTCAGTCAGGTTGGGAACTGGAGTGCAGATAAATCTAATTATTACACAAAAAGCATAATAGATAGTTTTGGAAATTTTTCTGCATGGGATAAATCTTATGGAGATATTGTAGGAACACCAACAGTATTGAGTAATTTTACTGACGATTTGGGAAACAGGGGTTATACCCATTTAAGCAACTTCACAGATGATTTAGGAGATAGAGGATACACTTCACTTTCTAATTTTTCAAATAATTTGGGTATAGGAAATTGGTCAGCAGATAAGGGAAATTATTATACTTCCAGCCAGACAGACACTCAAATAAGCAATGCGAACACTTCTATGAAAAATTATGTGGATGGAACTTTTATAACCAAAGCAAATGAAGGAAGTTTAAATGTTAATTCATCTGATTATTGGGATGGTTTTGATGTAGTATCTGACCTTAATAATATGATTAAAATTATGTGGGCAAATATAACTGACGCTTATACTCATTTATCTAATTTTACAGATGATTTAGGAGATAGGGGTTATACTTCAAATTTAAACTTCACAAATGATGCAGGTTATTATAATATATCTAATTTTGATATTAACGACTATTACCCTAAAAGCAACCCTTTTAATTTTTTAA